ACTGGGTTGGAATTGGTTGATCTTGAGTTCGCGTCAGACGTATCTGCGCCTACTTCTGCTCGTCACTTACGAGTCGATGTATCGGGCGGTACTTCTACGTTGGCGGCTGGTGATACCACTGCGGTTGCATCAACCGACATCATCTCTTACCGCGACATCGTAAACCTAAAGGCGTTTGCCAAGGATAACTACATCCGTGGTCTGCGCGGTGCAGGTAACGACGAAGTGTTCCACATGTTCGTAACGCCTAAGCAAATGGCTGACTTGAAGCTTGATAGTGACTTCTTGGCGAACGTGCGTAACGCAGGTGTGCGCGGTCCGCAGAATGGTTTGTTTGCTGGCACAAGCAGCTTGATGGTAGACGGCGTGATGATTCACGAGTTCCGTCACGTCTTCAGCAACGAAGGCGCCACTGCGGGTAGCTCTTCTAATGCTGGCGACGCTGGCTACAAGTGGGGTGCTAATGCAGACGTAGAAGGTGCACGCGCACTGTTCTGCGGTGCTCAAGCCTTGGCTATGGCCGACATCGGCAACCCTGAGATTGTTGAAGATACCTTCGACTACTCAAACCAAGCCGGTATCTCTATTGGCAAGATCTTTGGCCTTCGTAAGCCGAAGTACAACAGTGACTACAGCGGTAGCGTCCAAGACTTTGGCGTTATCTGTTTAGACACTGCTCAGTAGAGCGACTTTTGGCCCCCTCTTCGGAGGGGGTCTTTTTTGGAGGAAAGATATGTACGGGAAGCGACCAAAGAAAAAGCCAATGGCTAAAAAGATGCCAATGAAAAAGAAGGCCCCTAAGCGCCGGTCGAAGCTTTATTAGAACGACGATAGCCAGAAAAGCAGGCAAGAAGACGTTTACATGGAACGGTAAGCGTTACACCACAAAGATGAAGTAGAGGACTAGACCATGAAGGTTGTATCAGACAAGGAATTGCGTGTAACGACGTTGTCGGGGACTGCAGTGTTGTTTATGCCAAATGAACCGCGAGAGGTTTCAGAGACGATTGGGCTTATAGCGTTGCAAATGGGCGCGAAAGAAGCCAATGACCCCCAGCCAGAGCCGGTAGAAGAACGGGCTAATTGGTTTGGTGAAGCAGAAGATACAAGTGAAGAGGAAGAGGTACCTGCAGAGGACATTCCACCTGCAGAACCATCCGAAGAGCTAGTCGGGGTTATGGAGCAGATTATCAATGATGGTAATCCTGACGATTTTAAGTCTGACGGGAAGCCTAAAGCTTCCGTCGTAAACAAAGCCGCTGGTCGAACAGTAAGCACCACAGAGCGCGAAGCTGCTTGGCAAGAGGCATTAAACACCTAGAGGTAGGTTATGACTGTTACAGTTCAAAGTGTTATTGATCGAGTGCAAGCCATCTTGCAAGACACTACCGGCATTCGCTGGCCTGTGACGAGTGAGCTTGTTCTGTTTGTAAATGATGCACAGCGCGAGATTGCATTACTGAAGCCTGATGCAAGTGCTTCTAACACCACCGTGACGCTTTCTACTGGCACCAAGCAGTCTATTCCTGCCGACGGCAATCGACTTCTACGCGTAGTGCGAAATATGTCTGCGTCATCCGGTGGCACTGGTAAGCGATCTATTCGGTTGGTCTCGCGAGAGATACTAGATTCGCAGACACCTGATTGGCATGACCCCACGGTCACTGGTGATGCTGCTCATACGAACATCGTAAAACATTACATATACGATGAGTCTAACCCTCGTAACTTCTACGTTTACCCCGGCGTGTCAGGTAGTGCTTACGCAGAGATTGTTTATTCAGCTAATCCTGCAACGGTTAATCAGAACGGTAACTTGTCGATACCAGACATTTTTGCGAACGCGGTTACTGACTATGTGTTGTTTAGGGCTTACACCAAAGACGCGGAATACGCGGGTAACACCCAAAGAGCCAGCACCCATTACAACCTGTTTATTAACTCGGTTACCGGCAAGGCCCAGATCGACGTGATTACTTCCCCTAATACTAATTTAGGCCAGCAGAACGTAACACTGCCGTCGCAGATGCAGGGGTAGTAAATGGCCGCTTATGAGTCGCTGTTACCAGAGATAATACCTATGGCACCAAGCTGCCCGGATACGCTGATAGAGCAGAGTATTCGTGCGGCTGTTATAGAGATGTGTGAGAAGGCAAAGGTCTATCAAGCTGAGTTAGACCCCATCACCACCGTAGCCAATCTTTTTGAGTACGACCTTGAGCCACCCTCTGGCACGGTCGTTCACGAGATTCTGTGGGTTACTTTTGATGGCGAGGATCTAGAGCCAGCTACTACTGCTTTGATAGAGCAGCGTAAGCCAAAGTGGCGAGAGCCAAACAACGCGGGGACGCCAGAGTTCTTTGTGAAGCAGTCGCCATCTTTGTTTTATCTGGTACCAGTTCCAAATGAAACCAAAGCAGGCAGCGTCATTCTTAGGGCGATCCTGAAGCCTACTCATACGTCGAACTCATGTAATGACGACGTAATGAACGACTACCGCGACACCATCGTCAACGGCGCGTTGTATCGCCTTTTGCGAATACCAAATCGCGAGTGGACAGATTATCCCGGTGCTCAGGTTTATGGCTCCCTGTTTCTTGAGGGTTTAGCAGCAGCCGAGGCCAGGGCCTTACAGAAAGAAGCAAGAGTAGCTAGGAAGGTTAGATATGGCGGTGCAGGAGGCATCTATAGGCTCACACGAAATAAGTATTCAAGAGGATGAACCAGTTGTTGGTGACATTCGTCAAGACTGGGATCGCGTGCGTCCTTGTATTGAGTGGATTTTACAGGATCAGCCGCAGCTATCTTTTAGAGCTGAAGACGTATACGCAGAAGTGGTTTCAGGAAACGCTGTTTATTGGACGGCGCCTGAAGGATTTGTTGTCACAACTATTGAAGTGGATGGATTCACATCCAAGAAGACCCTCCTTTGCTGGCTGGCTTGGTCGGAAGAGCGGGGTAAGAAAACAGTGTTAAAGCACTTTCCGTTTTTCAAGCGGGTTGCGGCTGAACACGGGATGGAGGCGTTAGAAGTTAGAACGCCCCATTCGGGTATGGAGCAGGTGTTACTAGACGCTGGGTGGCGGTTGGACACCGTTGTTTATCGACTTGAGGTGTAGCAATGGGAAGTAAGCCCAAGAAACAAGACTTTAAGGCTTCAGATGCAGAGAAGGCATCAGCAAGTGTTGCTAAGGCTAATTATGAGTTCTTTAAGAAAAACTATGACCCGTTGCTAAGGGACATGAGAGACCAGTCGCAGTCCGACGACAACCGCCGTGCGCTGCGTGGCCGTGCTAATGCGGACACCATGCAGGCGTTAACGGCGCAGCCATCTTTTGCCAGAACACAAAATGTTACGGGCGCTGGGGATCTATCACAGGCGCTTGGCGGTCAACTTGGTGTAGCGGACGCATCAGCCAAACAAATTCAAAATAAGGCCACCACCAATGTACTTGGTATCGCTCGTGGCCAAGCTGCTGATGCCCAGTCAGGTATGTCTCAAGCGTCTCGTTTAGCAACTAGCGAAGCTCTTAATCGAGCAAGAGCTAATCAGCAGGTGCGAGACGCACGTAACAACGCGATTGCGCAGACAGCTGGAGCGGCATTCGATGTTTATTCTCAAAAGAAAGATGGTGGGGATGGCTTTGGCGCTCGCTTCTTGGATGAGATCAAAATGCAGCGCGGGGGTTAAAGATGGAAAGCCAGTTAGGTTTCTATAGCCAACGAAACAACCCTTTCATGCAAGACGACGACGAGGTTTCTCGTCTGCCGGGAGTTTCTGACCCAGAGCAAACTTTTGCAGAGATCACTCGCGGTGAGTTTAACGACTATGTCCGCGACTTTGAGCAGTTTGAACTGGACGCTATTGAGCGAGCGCAGAATGACACCTCGTTGATTGATGCAGCCAGAGAAGACTCTACGCAGGCCGGTCAGATTGCAGGTCAAGTAGCGCAACGAAATCTCAGTCGTTACGGTGGTCAACTTACGCCTGCTCAACAACAGCAACAGAGCGCCAGTCTGCAACGCTCCACGGCTCTGGGATCAATTCAAGCGCTCTCTGATGCACGGATTGCGCAACGCGAAGCCAATCAAGCACTTTTGGCAGATTTAATTGACATAGGTCAGGGCGTGAATCGAGCCTCGCAGAGGCAACTAGGCAGCGCGGCTGCAGATGCTAACGCACGATCACAAGCCTACAGAAACGCAAAAGCGCAGTCCCAAGCACAGACGTATCAAACGGTTGGCTCGTTGGCCTCTGCGGCGATTCTTGCAGCATTCGTATAGGTAAATGATATGGCGACAATTTTAGACAGCTTTCGTAGAGGGGCGCAGCAATCACAACGTTACTTCGATCAGCAGACAAATCGACGCATAGCGTCGGAACAAGCTGCACGCGAGCAATCAAATTTTGAAACCGTAGAACGGGCACGCGATTACACCAATGTTTTTGTTCGCTTGCGCGATCAAGGCCTTTTAACAGTTGACACCGATTCCAATAATCCAAGGCTACGGTTGTCCAGCGCTTTTAATAAGCGTTTGTCAGAGGGCGATCCAGTTGCCCAGCAGGCGGCGATAGATATCGCAAATCGCGGCAGTAAGGGCAAAGTACCGGATGGCTTTACGATTGATCGCATCGTGAGCGTCAAAGATGCAGAGGGCGGCACAAAATTTGTGGTGGGCGGTGTCAACGCGGACGGTAGCCGTGGCAGTTTGACAGAGGATGGCAGCTCAGAAGACTCGGCTTTGGCAAAACAATTTGACGGCGACGAGTTGTTTAAGTTCACGAAGTTTGCTTTTCAAGACAGAGACGGGG